GATCCAGTCAAAGAAGTGACTCCGGAAGATCCGATGAGCTTCTTGAACGACGATCAGATCCTAGCTCCGAGTCCAACTCCAGCGACTCCTCCTGTAGTGGACATAGACGGCGAAGACGAGGGTCCGTCCATAGCTGAGCTGAAAGAGAAAGTCAAGAAGGATCACAAAGAGATCGTATCGCTAGAGCAAGAAGTCAAGATCACGCAGAGATATGACTTGGAAGACAGAGCATACATGAAGGCTCAGCTCAAGTCTCTCATCTCTGACAACCGTGCTGTCATGGACTGCATAGAGTCGCAATTGAAGATCGGCGTGAATCCGCATCTATTCGACATCTACGCTAATCTCTCAAAGACAGTAGCCGACAACATCATGCGTCTAGCTAAGATCGACGAGACCATCACGAACTACAAGATCGTTGAAGACAAGGGCACTGGAAACATCAAGCACGATGTCGCTAAGGATCAAGCAGCGCAACAAGCTGCTAGCGGTCAGGCTCCAGCTGGCAGCTCTTACACTCAGATCAACAACACCTTCAACTTCGGAAGCCAAGAGCTCCTCAAGTTGATCAAGAGCGCAATGCCGAAAGTAGAGAAGGTCAAGCAGGAAGACCTTCCGAAATTCAACCTTCAGTAAAAATTTCAGATAAATAAGAAGTATGGGAAGACCTCTATACACAAAGTTTTCGACTTTTTACCGCATATCGCAGAAGGAAGAGTTTCTACGCAAGCTCATCATGAGTCTGTGCAACAGAAATGACATATCCAACTACGACATTCTATACGACACGTACTCGAAGACGTTCGATAGAATATCGGAGGCTATTCAGCTGCACGACAAGATGAGAATCGTGTCTATGCTGTTGAACGACAACTCTGACACGAAGTTAAACAGAAGAATCTTCGACTACTTGACTTGCTCTACGACATTTAAGCTGTCTAAGAAGAATCTACTAGAGGTTTTAGAAAAACAGGAGATTTGATATGGATTTTGAGAATCTAAAGTTCGCTGATGGACTCAAAAAGTGCTTGGATGAGCGTGTAAAGCCAGTCAGCTTCATGGATCTTTTGAAAGAAGACGGAGAAGATGCTCCGCCTCCTGCTGACGACGCTCCAGCAGATGATGCTCCTCCCGCAGACGATGCACCAGCCGACGACGGCGGATTCGACGACTCTGCTGGAGACGTAGGTGGCTTCGATGACGCTGCTGGTGGAGATGCTGGTGGATTCGGTGGAGGAGATGGCGGATTTGGTGGAGGTCCATCTGGTGGCAGCTCTGATGGCGGATCAGAAGAGACTGATGACCAAGAGAAGAAGGGCGATGACAAGTTCAATGACAGAGAAGACGATCCAGACTTCACTAGAGGACTTCCTGATCCGACTCTCAGCCCAGCCAACAGTGGTCCAGCGGGCGCAGGAATCTACGACACCGAGGGAGTTCTCGCTAAGCTCAATCAGGTCATCGAGACTAACGAGATCGATCTGACAGAGATCGACAGCGCACAGAACGTTCTCGAAGTGATCGCTAACGGAAAGAAGCTGATCGACGATGACTTCAAGAACATCACGAACAACAGATCCTTCTCTGACATCGTGAAGCGTGCTCTCGAATCAGTCGACGACAGAACCAGAAACTACTTCTCCTTCAAGATCAAGGACGCTATTCTGAGAATCCAGCGTGCTAAGAAGATCGACGCTAACAAGGCAAAGGGCGACGTAGAACAGACCAGAGACCTCGTTGGAAGCTTCTAACGGTCTCTCATAACAAGTTTTTTGACAACTTATAGACAAATTGTTAACTTTTTTTCTAAAAAACGTCAAAAAAGCAAAAAAATGCAATTTTCTCAATTGTATATAAAACATAAGCCGGAGGAAATAGATGGATAAAATCGTAGAAAAGCTCCAAGCACTAGGCGTCACTGCTGAGGATCTTGAGACTATCAAGACCCAGTTCAACGAGGCCGTAGATGCGAGAGTCAAAGCCGAATCTGATCTTATTTCCGAAAAGTCCGAAACATTCGCAGCTGCTCGTGTTGAGGAAATTTTGGCAGAGCGCCAGAAAGAACTCGACGAAGACACGAAGAAGTACCTCGAGATCAAGACCGCTACGATCGCTAAGAACGCAGAGATCAAGCTCAACGAGGCAAAGGCTGAGTATCGCAAAGCTTGCGAGGAATATCTGCAGGAGAACCTACAGAAGGGCTTCGAGGAACTTTACAGAAAAGAATTGACTTTGATGGAGGACAGAGTCATCGCCCAGCTTGACACTTATCTTGACTACGCTCTCAACGAGTGCATCTCTAACGAGGACATCAAGAAGGTCGCTATCAACGAGACTTACGAACCTCTCGTCAAGGGAGTCCAACACCTCTTCGAAAACCAGTTCGTTCCGCTCAACATTTCCGGAAGAAAGAAGCTCAAGGAAGCTCAGGCGCAAATCGCTCAGCTCGAGACTATGCTTCAGGAATCAGTTGACAAGAACATGAAGCTGACTGACACTGCTGAGAAGTATGCTAAGAGAGCTTTGATTGCAGAGAAGACAATCGACATGAACCGCAACGACGCGGCTAACGTGAAGAAGTTCTTCGCTGAGAAGTCTTTCGCTACCACTAAGCAGGACATCGATTCTTACTGTGGAATGATCAAGGAATCCACAAAGAGAATTCAGGAAGCTCGTGAACAGGCTATTCGTGAGAGCAAGGTTCCAGTGACTGAGCATCGCTCAATCGTAGCTGAAAGCACACAGCCAAAGAAAACAGCTTTCGCAAGACCGCACATCGAGGACAACACGCCCGATTACGTCAGCGAACGAATCAAATCACATCAAGAGTCCAGAAAGAGACTGGACGAATCAGCATCGGACAATTACCTAACCTCTGTGGCAAAGTATTGCGAGATGTAAGACTTTTCAAGGAGTAAAAGAGAATGAAAGTACTTAATTCCCAAAAGACGATCACAGAGGCATGGAGCGACAAGCCGAATGCACTCTCTGTCTCATCAATTCAGGACAAGTATATTCGTGCCAATACTGCAAAGTTGCTTGAAAACCAGGACCGCTGGGTAAGAAAGGGCATGAGACTTGACGAAGACTTCAGCATGGGCGTTGGCGGTGCTACTGGTCTCAACCAGGGTATTCCTAACGGCGGCCCAGGCAAGGGCGTTCTTCCGAACATCTCTATGGCAATCGTCCGTAGAGCATTCCCGGAAATGTTCGCTAACGTTCTCGTCGGTGTTCAGCCGATGGCAGGTCCGGTCTCTCTAGCATGCGCAGTTCGCAGAATCTACAAGACCGCAGATCCTACTCAGATCATTGAAGCTGCTTGGAAGCACGTTGCTCGCTTCTCTGGCTTCACTGGCTCTACCGCTAACCAGTCTGGCAAGCCGGATGCAGGTACAGCAGTAGAAACGGAAGCTGCAGAACACTGGAAGCTCGGTGGTGATCCGAACAAGTTCGAGAAGTGGCCGGAGCTCGGTCTCATGCTTGCTACGCAGGTCGTGGCTGCTAAGACACGTAAGCTCGGATCAAGCTTCTCTATCGAGTCTGCTCAGGACGTTGAGTCTATGCAGCACCTCGACATGATGAGCGAGATGATCAAGAGCTGTCAGGAAGAACTCGTTCAGGAAGTCGACCGTGAGACTATCGCTCACTGTAAGGCTCTCTGCTCACCGAAGGTCTTCAAGTTCAAGGAAGGCGTCGTAAGCACTGCTGAAGGCGCAGGTGGCGTTGGAGACGGTTGGAATGGTCGTTGGTCTCAGGAGAGACTCTCCAACATCGTCGCTAAGGTTATCGCAGCTTCGAACAACATCAGAACCAGCACTCGTCAGTCCGCTGGTAACATCGCTGTCGTATCTCCGGACATCGCAACTGCTATGCAGATCGCTGCTCCGAACTTCAGCAAGATCGTTACTAACGTCAACGGTAGCTCTGCAACCGCTGCAGCAGGTACCCTCAACGGCAACATCAAGGTCTTCATCGACAACAACGCTGTTGACCCGATGACCAACATGGACAACGGTGAAGTTCTTCTCGCATACAAGGGCGAAGGCCTTTCAAACTGCGGTGTCGTTTACTGCCCGTACATCACGTCTATGACGCTTCAGGCAACTGATCCGCGCGACTTCTCTCCGAGAGTTGGCGTCATGACCAGATACGCTTTCGCAGACAATATGCTCGGCGCTGAGAACTACTACAGACTTCTCAGATTCGAAGGACTTGCTGCTCGTCTCGGTGGTGATAGCGACGAAGGCACATGGTAATCGACAGAGTGAAATTTAACGAAACAAGGAGAATTTGACAATGTACAAGAATCCATCCAAGTCACAGTATCACATCGGTAACGACCGTCCGATTCCGGACTCAGCATTCAACCTCTCGAGCTATGTAGATGGAATCTACACTGAGTTCGACAAGGACAATGCTCCGAACGGTTGGGCTGACATCCAGCAGACTTACAAGATGAAGCTTCCGCAGGATCAGTGGTCTGATGAGACTAAGTATGGCAGCAACGCTGCTTCTGGCCTCGTCAACTCTGGAATCTTCAGCAAGGACTACGACTTCGCAGACAGCGAAGTCGTATCCAAGGCTTTCAACCTTCCAGAGTCTGGCCGTAGCACCTACATGGACGGCGAGGACACTCAGTTCCCGAAGCAGCCGAAGGCTTAATCGTCCGAGTGACACAGAAATAACAAAAAGACAGGGCTTCGGCTCTGTCTTTTCTTTTTGTGTGAATTTCAGTCATCCCAATGTCTGAGATCGAACTCTGCTTTTTTCAGATTTTCTTCAGCTTTCTCAATACCGCGATTGAGAATCTTAGCGTGCTTTAGAATGGTCAACGCTTCACGGTACTTCTGGTGAAGAGGAAGATAGCGTTCCCTCCATCTCTTGGTCCTTTTGCGGATCCATAGCAACCGAATTACAAAAGCGAAGACCAGAGAGAGGAGAACAACACCTTCCATCTCTACTAGAGCTTTGCGATAATTCGATCTGCCATCGCGATGACTTCCTTTGCGTCAGCAGACTTGCGCTTCAGGGAGCGCTTCATTTCTGCTTCGCGAAGGACTGCGAAGTCATGTTGGTTCACCCAGACGTTGTTGCGTCCGATGAGGATCTGTGCGTATGCGTAGCCCTTGCTCGGGTAGCGAACACAGACGCGGTTCTGAGTGGTCTTGCCATGGGCTACTGCGGTGCAGCCGAGGCGCTTGCTGTAGATGTACTGATGTTTGAAGTTCATGGTTTTTCCTTTTCTTTTAAGCAGCCATCTAGTGACTGTAAATACAATATAGGTAATTTGTTGCAGTCCGTAAATCTGTATTTGCAATAAATTATGATAAAAAATCTTTACAATATGAGATTCACCGACCTACAGCACGACACTATCTTTCGATTTCTCAAGAAATACTTTCCAGAGAACAACTTCAAGCTGAGCAAGTCGAACAGCATGAGCAGATGGTACATCTACAACGATGACCGTTCAAAGTACCTCAAGTGGGTAGAAGACGACTGTGATGAGAATTTCGAGGGCGTCAAAGTGGAGTACAAGGATGTCGCTCCTGGCTCTAGCGTTGGAAGACTCGAACTGACTTCTCGTGGATCCAGAATTCTCACAGTGTATCTGAAGCCAGAAGTCAAGATCTCTACCAACTTCAATGCAATGCTCACGGAATTGCTCCCAATAGCGTGGCTGAGAGCCAGAAATGTTCCACTCATAGATCAAGACGGTTTTTTGAAAAAGGAGCTTATAGAGGCTGTTACAGAGATTCTACAGGCTCAGGGAAAGCCTCATGACCAGATTCAGAATCTACTCAATCAGCTAGAGCAGAAAGCTGAGTATGTGAGAGTCAAGAGAAGAGAGATCGAGCAGATTCGCAACTTCTACGTCAGGAACGCTGAGAGATGGGACATCAGAGGAGCTATCTTCAACAATGGTCCATTCAAGTGGCTGGGATACGACAAGACTGTGAAGAACTACGGATATGTCGACAGAGCAGATGTTCAGATAGGTCACGAATGCAGAGTCTCGTTGAAGAGCGTAGCGCCGACAGACACAGCTCAGAAGATCTTCCTCTGCAACACCACCTTCAGAGCTTTCATGAACGACATTCAGAAGTTCACAGAGCACAGAGAGCTACAGCCGTCAGACGACATAGTGTTCACAGCTGCTGAGATGTTCGGCGCTAGGACGTACGGACAGCTTCTTGAGAGATATTTCGAATTTCTCTTCAAGCCAGAGAACGGTGGTCTAAAATGGACATATCACGTTCTCCACTATATTTTGGGAGACTACCGCAAGTCAGTGAGAAGAGACGGAACAGGCTACAATCACATTCTCCTCACATCGAACGGAGAGCCAAAAGAGCTCACTGTCGATGACGGATTCATATCAGAAGCTCTCAACGCTAAGCCGAAGATGGTAGCTGAAGTCGGATACGAGAACGGGAAGATGGTTCTACGCTTCGGCACTACCGTTCCGAGACAGAAGCTTGATGTTCAGTTCACGGACAGGGTCATAAAAGAGACTGATCCGTCAATGTCGCTGAAATTCAAGATCCTTGAGAAATTATAATCACTATAAATTGCTTATATTTAATAATGAAAGAATTTTGTAACCTTTCAAGGAAAAACTGTAAAATATGCTTAAAATCGAAGATGAAAATCGAAACTTAGTTCTGTTCTATCTGGCAGACAACTCAGGTTGCAGCCATGTCAGATGCAGATTCTTCGCAGACTACATCAACGCTAACGACTTCGGTGTTCGTGCCGTGATTCTTCCCGTCTATACGCTAGATCCAGCTATCTTGTCAAGGACGAAGGCAATCATCTGGCAGAAGCCATGCACTTACCGTGAGCTGTCCATCGTTCAGAAGTACAAGGGATTCCAAGCCAAGTTCGGATTCAAGATGGTCTACGAGATCGACGACCTCTTCTTCACGTCGCCGTTCAGAGATCAGAACGTCCCTGAGTACAACCTCTCGAAGATCAGACGAATCGAGAACAATCTAGAAGAAGAGCTAGAAGACGCTATTCAGCAGATTCTTCCGCTCTTCGATACGATCATGTGCTCTACCGACTATCTCAAGAAGTGCATTCAGGTCAAGTACTCGCTAGACAACGTAGTGACTGTCAGAAACACTGTGCCGAGATTCCTATGGTCATGCGACAAGAAGAAGCCCATCACCGAAGATCTCGTCAAGCCGAGAATTCTCTACTCTGGCGTATCTGGACACTATCTCAACCCGATGCCGCCTGATCCAGTCCACAAGAAGCCAGGAGTCGCTGGTCAGAGAGGAGACTGGGATCAAGCTCTCTGTGACTGGATCATCAAGATGGTTCAAGAAGACAAGATCGATCTCACTATCATGGGTGACTTCCCTTACTTCTTCAAGGACATCGCGCCGAAGACTGACTTCATCCCGTGGACTAACGCTTACAACTACCCGAGACGCTGCTGGAGCACTAAGGCAGACTTCCAGATCGCACCGCTCGTGGACAACGAGTTCAACAGATGCAAGTCCGCTCTACGATTCTACGAGTCCTCTATCGCTGGTATGGGTTTCTTCGGATCCGTCTATCCAGACAATCCAGAGTCTCCATACGAAGAGATCTATCCCGACTGCAAGATCAAGACTACTGACACAGTCGAAGAGATCGACCAGAAGTTCTGGAAGATGTGCAAGAAGGACAACTACAACGAATTGATCAAGTGGCAGTACGAGAACCTCGAAAAGGGCGGAATCATCCTCGAGACGTCTGACGCTGTGAATCGTCTCTTGGCTGTGATCGACAAGAACGGCAAGAACTTGGAGAATATCTAATGGCTAAGCAAGAACCAATCACCATTGAGAATTGCAAAGTCTTAGAAGCGCTCGGAGGAATCCGCTTCCGAGTCGAGCTCCCAAACAAGGCAGAATGTATATGCACTATCGCTGGAAGGATGTTCGACAAGAATCACATCAGAGTCAATCCAGACGACACAGTGATCATAGAAGTCTCGCCATACGACCT